GTATTATGTTAAGTCGCAAAAATATTTTCAGATTTTTGAAAATATTTTCGTTTCGGGGTGATTTTTGGCCCGGTATGTCGCAAAACGCACCGCAGCCGCTTCCGTATGGCACCGCGTAAATTGCCTGCACCACATCCGCAACAGGGTTTCGTCTAAGCCGTCAGCAATCAGGACGGCTTTTATTTTTGTTATTTTTCTGTAGAGCTTTCGCCGCTTGGCTTGCTCGAAAGGCCGCAAGGCTCTTAAGTGCCAATAATGGTTCCGGATTTCACAGAGCATGAGTTCGGAGTCGGTGATAAACGGCAATGGTTTTTGCATGTTTCAATTCTAGCAATTTGCCGTGTTTCGTTGTGACAGAAGGGTTTTGGCGAATAGATAAAGCTAACGGGTGCTGCCGGGGTAGCCGGGTCAAGCCCGTCTATCTCGCCGGTAAAGCTGGCGAGACTTGCCCCTCTGCCCCCTTTCGCGCTGCGCGTTCCACTTGCCCCGGCAAGCCGGTAAAGGACTAAAAGCTAAGTCAGTCGGCCTACGGCCTTGTTTTTCGGAAAACCGTTTCGCGCTGGACGTCCGTCCATGGTTACCGCCCTGATTTCCCTTTCGCTAACCCGCCGACAAGTAACAGGGGGCAAGCCTGAATAAAGGGCCGCTGCGCTGAAATCCTCACCCGTTCGTTCGACCAGGAGCGATAAAGCCGCTCTTGGTCGAGCCGCTGCGGCTTCCGGTTTCTCCCTTGATTCAGGCAGACCCTGCCCCCTGTTCCATGACGGCAAGCGAAAGGGCTCTCAGGACGGACAACTTAACCAAGGAGGCAACACCATGACCATCGCAAACAATCCGAAAAACCAGACAAGCCACGCGGCTCAGGGATCAGGCCAGATCATTGCAGAGCGCCAACTGCGAGAGGATGAGGAAATTTGCAGGCAGTGCGCAATGATTCACAGCGTGGGCGTGGCATACGGGGACGGCGGTTTTTTGTGTATGGATTGCGCAGCCGGTCAGGAAAAACCGTACCCGGCTTGGGTGGTGGTCGATAAGGCCGGAACGGACGATGAATATATCGTTATCGACTATTACACGTTCGAAGCCGCGAAAAGCTACCGCGACCAGATGGCCGAGGACTTCGACGCCCTGGACATCATGAAGCGCTTGCCCGATGGCACGCTGACGACCGAATTCTAACCATAACGTAACGTAACAGTTATTTCATAACATAACGTATCATAACGTAACGTAACCGGAGTTTCATAACATGGCCCGTACATCGAATATCACCTTTGCCCAAGTCGCCCAAATCGCCGACACCATGAAGGCCGCAGGAACCCGCCCGACCGCCCGCGCAGTGCGCGAGCGTATCGGCATCGGTTCCATGGGCACCATTCACAAGCTGTTGCAGCAGTACGCCGGGAAGGTCGCTGCAAACGACGAAGAAGAGGAATCCCCGGAACTGCCCTCCTCCATTGCTTCGGCTTTGATGGATTTTGTTTCGACTCAGGTCGCGGAAGCTTGCGAACCATTGAATGATGAGCTACAGACAGCGAAGGAGGCAGCCGAGCAGATCGCCGAGGATAACGAGCGCATGCACAAGGCATTCGACGAGCAAGGCCGCGAACTGATTGCCATGATGGAAAAGCTTGCAGCGGCCAATGCAACACTGACACAGACCCGCGAGGTGCTGGCCGATCATGAGAGCGAGGTTTTCAAGCTGCGCCAGCAGGTCAGCGAACTGAAACTAGATCTCGACCGGAGCCAGCGACAAACGGAAATGATGGCCAGCTACGCGCCGGAACTCGCCCAGGCGAAAACTGATCTAGCCGCAATGACCGAAAAGGCCGCTGCGGCCGAGAAAGACGCCGCCGTTTTTTGTGCACAGCTCGCAGCAAAAACCGAGATGGCCAACGAGCTGAGCAAGCGACTGGAAAACGCCGAAACCCGCGTGAATGCTAAGGATGCGGAGTTGAAGCAGGCTAACAATCATTATCAGGCGTGCGCTGCACGGCTTGAAGCTGCGGCGCGCGAGATAGAATCTCTTCGCAAGCCGAAAGCAGCAGCCCCGGCGAAACAAAAGGCAAAACCCGTAGCGAAAAAAACTGAAGCGTGAAATGAATAGCATCAACGCTACCTGGTCGAGCACAGCACGACAAACAGTGCTGTCGCTCTTCCCCGGAATCGATCTATTTGGACGTGGGTTTGAAGCAGCGGGGTTTTGCGTCGTACGCGGCCCTGACCCAATTTTCGGCGGGGATATTCGGGATTTTCGTCCTGTCGCAAACGTATTCGACGGGATCATCGGCGGACCACCCTGTCAAGATTTCAGCCGGGCACGACGCACCGAACCCACCGGCAAGGGCCGTGAAATGCTGGACGAGTTTCGCCGAGTAGTTGAGGAAGCTCAGCCGACATGGTGGCTAATGGAAAATGTTCCAGGCGTGCCGGATGTTGTAATCGACGGTTTCAATCATTTGAGGATTGATCTCCATAGCCGTGACTGCGGAATGAAACAATCACGTCACCGACACTTTCAGTTCGGCCACAAGCACAACCTCATTCCATGCGTGACTCGCCGGCAATGGGCGGCGATCGATGAGTCACAAGCGCCCTGCTGTCTCGCCAGCGAAGGCAAGCAAATGAACCGGAGAAGCTGGGCGGATTTCTGCGAGCTGCAAGGATTACCCAGAGACTTCGACCTACCGGGCATGACGCTATCGGCGAAATATCGCGCAGTAGGAAACGGGGTGCCGGTTCAGATGGCGACAGTAATGGCGAATGCGATCTTGCAAGCAGTGCCGGCAGAGACCGTGAAAGTGTGTATTTGCGGTTGCGGCAGATTTGTAATCGGTAAGCAGGTTTCAGCGACGGCAGCTTGCAGAAAACGAATTCAACGTGACCGCGCCGGCGTGACCACTCCAGGATCTGACACACCAGCTCAGTCACATTCGTGACGATCCGGACACCCCTGAAGCCTGGAAGGTCACAGCCGTGACCGCCCAGGGGAATGCGTACCGCGGAACGTCACATGAATAAATTTGAGAGAAAAAATGGAAATACCTGATAAGCGCCACGAACAAGCCCTTGCCGTTCAGTTCTCCGCATACGAGGACGTAAGCGGCAAGGAGCAGGAGGCCAGCTACTGGCTAGCGCTTGCCTGCTGCCTGCTGACATCCCCAGTCAAGGCGGAACGAGAGCAAGGGAAGGCGCTTGTGAAGCGCTGGAAATATCGGCACAACCCGGCGGAGTAAGCCGGGTTTTTATTGGCCGGATATCGTGACGGCCTTAGATGCTGCGCCGGGTAAAGTCACCCCGGCTTGTCCTTCGGATCAATCCTTACAGGATTGACGGCCTCTCAGGCGTCGCAGCCGAACCGCCCTACCCTTGAAGGAACGGACGGAGCAAATCAACAGGGATAGACAAACAATTATTCTGATATTGATAGACCGCATAGTTAAGGCCGATCAACTCGCCGCGAACATTCAGGACAGGCCCACCGGAGGAACCGGGAGAACAGAACGCACCAAGCAACAATGATTTGCCACCCTCAACAAGTGCGCGAACAGAACCCTGACCTAGAACCGGCAATCCTGACGGATAGCCATAGAGCCATACGTTCTCACCAATAACAACGCGATCACTGAGCGGAACAGGAGGGCCGTCAAAGCCACCAACAAGAACACAGGCATCGAGATTGCCCAACTGGTAATACTTGGTAACCCGATAGGTATCACCAGTTCTTCGGCGAATGACACGCGGCCAACCTCCCTTATTGACGATGTGGCAATTGGTCAGGATTTTGTCCTGAGCAATAAGGACGCCCGTACCGTTGAAGGTTGTGCCATCCTGTTTCACAGCCTCGACTTTATATATGGCCGCTTCAGCCGAATAGGGGTTGTCGGCAAATGTGGAAGCCGACACCAGCAATAGAAACAACAGGAATAATGTTTTCATCACGCCATTAAACAACAATGGCATGAAGATGGGAACGGGTTACACCTTTGGTTCGGGTGGCGCAGCCAGTGTGCCGACACCAACAGGTGGCGTATCCGAGACCTTGACCGGCTTGGCCGACTCCGGTTTATCCTGGGAGAGAAGTTTCTTATCTTCTTTCATGCCCCAGTCTTTGAACATCCCATGAGCAACGATTTGCCTGCACATGCTTTCAGGCGCGTTGTAGTCTGATCCTTGCTGATCAGTACAACGACACCGCTCCGGACGATCTCGCCATTTGGCGATCAAAACACACCCGGACGGGTACGGAGCATCCGTGACTTTGGTTACCTCATCATATTTCGGCGCAGTGTGAAAAAGGCCGGGAACCCTTGGAACTTCCCGTTCAAAATATTCAGCAACCGACAAGGGCGCAGGCGGTCTGTTTTCCGGCTGTCCATCATGGTTGAGCTTTTGAACAGTTTGAGATTGATCAGACCCGCCACGATGAAAAATCCGGCCGTACAGGTAATAGCTCAGACCAATCAAGGCCACCAAGCACAGCGCGAGCAAATAAACGTAAAACGGCATACGCACTTTAATTTTCGTGTGTAGCTCACTCGATTTGTATAACTCAAATGCTCGCTTCGGGAGGATATAGCGGTCTCTGGCTGCAATATCACGCTCTGCCCTACTTTCCGGATCAGCGCATTTCGTCCATTCGTATTTGTAACGCCCCATAGGCGTTACAGCAATATGGATATGCTTCCCTACCAGCTTTCTAATATTCGCATCGAGCAGGCCGGGATGTTGAGTCAGGAGGATGAAATCCACACCGGTATGGCGATGGGTCTCGAACGCCGCAACCTCAGGCGGAACCTTCGATCCTGAAGAACGCGGACGATAAATCCGCTGCGCTTCATCAACAACAATTACCGATTTGGCCGGAAAAGTGAAATAGGCCAACTGGATGGACTCATCCTCAGGGGCTGTCCTAAGTTCAGTCCATTCATTAACGGGCGGCACCGGCTGATGCTCGATCTTAAGATCAGGTATACCACCAACAAAAAGCGGCCTGCCCTGAAATTGATCATCATGCGCCAGCATATCGACGCAAAGCGCCGACTTACCCGACCCCGGCTGACCAGTGATTAAGATAATCACGCGATTTTGCCCAAACGACCGACAACGACAAACGCCAACCGAGCATTAAACGCGCCGAGGATAATACCGATTGTCTGAGGTATGCCGCCAAGGGTAGCAATCTGGAGAGTTGCGCCGCCGAGCGCGCCCCAGTTATCTACAACCGCTTGCTGAGCTTGATTTCCAAGAAGGCTAAGGCCGGTATAGGTGACCGTACCAATGCCGAGCATAACCAAAATGCGCTTGGCAATAGGCCATGCCAACGTAATGAGCCATGTTGCTAGATTCCCCATGATCAGTCCCTCGAAACACCAATAACAATGAGGAAGGCCGCTATCCATGCAAACGCAAGGATGATTGGCTTCATCGCCCCGGCAAAATCACACATCGGTTGAAAATTGTAATTTCCCAAGCCACGAGGAAGCGCGTCACCAGTCGGGCAGGAATTCGCCATTGCAACAGGGATAATCGAAATGGAATTAACACCAACGGCCTTTTCATCGACCGCGCCCTCCGATGGAGCTTCACCTAAATCTTTGCAGGAAGCCCGATTAGGATTGTCAGTACAGGAATCGGGCGCGGAACCCTTACAAGCGGCAGCCGTAGGATTGTCTTTGCAAAAATCCGATGTCGGCTGAGTCGTCGTAGTGACCTTGGTGCAGGCGGTTTGATCAGCACTCATGGTGTAACCAGTCGGGCAGGTCTTTGAACCGTCAGTACCCGTTACGGGGTTTTTAGTACTTGTTTCCTTACTGGTTGTTTCACCGCCAGTAGTACTATTTTCCGTAACCTTCTTTTCATAGTCCGGACTAGTCGGATCAGGCTTACCGTCAGGCCCTGGGGTACCCGAAACCTTTGGCTTATCCTCTTGAACAGTCGGCTTTTGTCCAGGTGGCGCAGATTCAGATGCAACACACGTGACGGCGCCCGTTGAAGATTGGACATAGCCCATACCCTTAGAAGCACAATCGAGCGGCTTTTCCGGAGGCAAATCAACCGGGTCAGGTTTTTTCGCGACGGCCTCCGGCTGATCCGTTGACGCGGTCGCCCCGGTAAATTTACAGTCGTAACCTATACCACCGCCAGCAGCAAGAACCCGCTTAGGACACGACACCTTGCATTGACCAACCGACCATTCCGAAACAGCGCCGCTAAATTCATACACGCCGTTTGTGGTTGCTTGACCCTGCTTACCCGTACAGTTTTTAACGCACTGGCCCGATGCGTTGCGATCAAAGCCAGATTGGCAAGGCACCGCGCAAGTACCATCGATTAGCCTTTCCTGACCGGATGGACAATCAGGACGATAGCAACTACCGTCGACCGGGGTATAACCCGACGGGCAGGCATTTATTGAACCGGTGACAATGCCAATTTCAAAATGAGTACTTTTGCAAGAATTACCAGACGAGAAAAGCCCATTAGGCGTTACCGCCATCGACTCGCCATAAAGTGTAGAGAGTTTTGAACAGACGGCGACCATGGAATCATAGTTAGAAGTAATGCCATTTTGGTCGCCATAGACCGTTTTTCGCGTCATCGCTATGGTTTCAGCATGAACCGAAACACAAAACGACGAAACAAGCAGAAAGAGAGTAATTAAGCGCCGGGTCATTTGAAAACCACCAGCGCTATAGGCAGGACAACAAGAACGAAGCCTGCGAAAAAATAGAAGTTCAACTCACCCACCGCGAGCACCCCGCTTAAGGTTGATGATGGCCGCAGCGGCAACCATGGCAATTGCGACGCCCCAACCAATCGAAACGCCATCCATAAACGCTTCGGAGGGGTCGCAAGTCGGAAACGTTACAACCGGCGCGGCAGTCGTGCTGCGAGTTGTCCAGACACCAGTTGAAGAAACGGAATATTGCCGAATATTCCAGACACCGGAGACTTTGACGAACTCCGAAACATAGGAGGTTGTCCCCGGCGCCTGAGCCGGGGCTACCTGCGAGTAATACGCGTCAAGCGCATCCGATTGACTCGGATAACATTTGACCCCGTAGATAGCCCCAGTCGCAGCCATGATGATTAACCGCGAGCGCCCTTGCGCATGAACAGGAAGGCAGTAATGGCAATGGTAGCCACGAGGAAGGCGGTCGCAATGGTAATACCATCGGACTTCATATCGCCCATCGCGGTCGTGACTTCAGTCGGAACAGCAGCGTAAGCCTGACCGACAAGAGCGGCACCGGAAGCAGCAACAGCAACAACTTTACCCTTGATTTTCTTCAGCATGATTTTCTCCTTTAGAGAGGTTAATAAAACCGTTCAAGTTGCTGAGACTTGGACGGAGTAAGAAACTTGTCTGCAGCGAGGACGGCAGCACACCCAAACCAGACACCCACGCAGAGCCAGATAAAAAGCTTTAGTTGCCTGTTCATTTCATCCCCTGCGGCATTTGCTCAACACGAACAAGGCAAACAAGACGGCCTTGCTGAACGCGAAGCGTATTTTTCAGCCAATACTCGCCGGGGCCAGTTACGTCATCGGTCGCGAGGCAATCCGCGAAATGCTGACCGGCTTGGATATGCGCGATCCGCGATCCTTTCGGAGTGAAACGAACTTGCAGTACTTGAACTTTCATTTTTCGATCCAGTGGGGCGAAGCCCCCAAAAGATTTATTTAGATTTGATTACTTAAAGAAATATGAAACTTTTGTTTGCACTGAAATTGACGAGATAAAAACAACCCGCTCCCTATCAAGGTAATGCCGTGCAAGACGATGAATAACAACAGTCTGTGAGCGGTTTTCAGCCCTTGCAAAACCCCTAGCTGAGCGCCAAGCTCTGAACAGAGCACCCGCAAAAGTCGCAGTGGAAAACGTAAACTCCGCAACAGAATCGACATCGCCATCGGCAATAACCCTTATCCAGTAATGTTCTGGACGTTTGATTGAGATTTCAAAACCAAATAGATTAAAATTTGTATTCACTTTGTTTTTCCTTTCAATACGGGGGCTTCCCGCACTGGACTGAAAAACTTGAACCCGGCCCGCAAGCCGGGTTTTTTTTGCCTGTTATTCGCCCTGGGGGAATTTGTGATCAGGGAAAAGAACAAAGGCGATGATGCGAGCGGCGACGTAATCGAGCTTTTCAAACATGGTCAGTTCTCCAAATGCGGAACACAGTCAAAACGGGCTTGAACCTCATCGGCCATCCAGTAAACCGTCTGAATCGAACCTATCGCCCCGCCCAACATGAGCAGGAAAACGATGAACGAGGCAGCGGAAGCCCAGCGAAGCAGGAAATCAGAGGAAGGAAAACGCATCAATCCTCCGACTCGACAAAGAAAGAAAACAAGACATAACCGGCATCACAGAACCCAAGGGCCGTTTGTATTGCGGCCTCTTCAGATTCAAATCGGACGGCATGCTTGACGAGCTTGACCGGCGAAATATCCCCATCCTCGAACCCGAGAAATAGACAGCTTTCGCGGTCTTGGACGATATGACGCGGCACGAACATGGTTAGCCCTGAGCCTTCGGAGCGACGGCTGCCGTGGGCTTCAGTTCTTCCAAAACGATCTTGGTGACTTTGCCGGTCGTGACTTGCGAGAAGGTTCCCATGGCCTTGAACGGGCAAGGGATATGCGAGTACTTCGGGAATTCGTCCGACGTACCCATGCTGTATTCGGTTGTGGCGACGCCTACAGCATTGCCAGTGCGGTCATCCAGATCGGTATCGATATAGAACTTGGTGGAATCATAGGCAACGCCATCCATCGAACCTTTGGAGCGCTTGATGCCACGAACAACAACTTCGGATTGAAAACGCATGATTTTTTCCTCTATTACGCCTGAACAAAGCCCGGTTCATCGGTCAGGCAGTCCGATGGAGCTAAAAGGGATTGCAAGCCGTAATTTGCTTGCAGGAACGCTTCGGGAATGGCATCTGGTCGTACAAGCATGTCCAGTAGCTCTGAGTCGTCATAGAATTGACGGAGAGCGGCCAGATGGCCCCCTGCTTGGTGCCGTATCCATTTGGCGGAATGCTCAATGGTTTTTTCGGCGATGCGCTGGCGGTATTCGAGTTCGACGCGATCAGTGCCAGCCTGTATCCACTCAAAACAGGGATAGAACGCAACGAACCATTGCGTGGGCTTAAGCAGCATTGATAACGCCAATTGATAACAACTGTTATGTAATTCGGTTTCGACGCGAACCCATGGCGAGCTTTCATCGCCTAGTTGCTTGCCCTTTTCATAGAACCGGGTGAATTTTCCGGCCATACGAGAACCGATGTAGATAGTGAGACCTGCGTTTGTGGGGTCGTCCTGATCCCATGGGCCGCGTGTTTCAACTTTGGGAGGACGGCCACCCCGGACGAATGCGCCCTCTTGAGCCATTTCGCGGACTCGACGCACCGGGAAAAATTGACCTTCGAAGTCATCGAAAGCCATATCGATACGGGTTAGCCAGCCATTTACGTCAGTCAAGAAACGGTATAGCCGGTTTTCCCAACCCGGAGCAGCCATCATGCAGCCCTGCCCCTTGACCATCACCAGCGCTGTATTGCTTGAATGGCCGACGTGGATCAGGCCAGAGCCGTAAGGCATGCCGATGGCGTACTTGTAACCATTCAGGCCGTTGTCATAGATTTTCCAACGGGCTTTTTCATCATCGGCGAAGCCGAGAACCCACAGGAATATGCGTTTGATTTCATCGGCCAAGCGCTGGTCATAGTTTTTAGCGGTTTCTTCGGAATTCGGCAGGCCGACGAAGGCATACATCCAGCTTGCTGCAGGTTCGAATACGCAGGACACCCAATCAATACCGACCTTTTCGCCGTCAATACAACGGATTCCCGGCTTGATTATTGGATTGTTGTTCCGATCAAAAACAACGGATTCAGAGAACCCGGACGAGTCAGGAGTTTTCCACGTTGAAGCGTATCGGGAACTTTCCCCCCTTTTTAATAAGGGGGTTTGCGCCTCCGGCGCTCCGGTCTCGCTGCGCTCGCCCAGCCGCGCCGCAGGCGCTCCCTTAGCAAAGCCAACGAAGGCACCAAAGGACATATCCCGAGACTCAACCTGTTTGGGAGTCATACCGAGATAAGCCGTGATTTGATCGAAATCGGCTGACGTAAGACGGCCAAGAGACTCAACCTCAACGGGAGTCATACCTTGTCCTTTACGTTTGCCGCGCTTCTTTGCCATTTTTGACAAATGCCCCTTTGTGATATCGTCGACCAACCAAACAGAAATGGTTGATTTAGACGCCCTACCAAATTCGTTTGAACGGATTCTGGGATCAAACGAATTTGGTAGTCAATACACAAGGAGCATGCGCAATGCAGCTAAGCGAACTTATACAAGCGGGAATTGTTGAGAAAAAGACGGTTAAAGAACTAGCCGACTATCTAGGCATTCATCCCAACCACGTAAGCAACGCGAAAGCCCACCAGCGCGGGCTTCCGAACGATGCATGCATGAAATTATCGAAGTTACTAAACGTACCGCTTGAAACGGTAATAGGAGCGTCAGAGCTTGCTACAGAGCGCAAGGAGGACAAGCGCGCTTTCTGGCTCCCTTTTGTCACAAATGCGCAGATTTCGACGCAAGCGGGAAGATTTGCTCAGAATATGAAGAATGTCACAAACTTTGTGACAGAGACACCCGCTAAAGCCTCTCCCCTGCTGGATTCAGCCGCTGAAAGACTTTGTATTATGT